GTGAATTTGTTTCTTCAGTAATGCCATCAGAAGTTTATGATGTAGTAAAAGAAAAGTCAGCAGACATGCCTACTACAAGTGGAGCGTTTAAGAGCAAAGGGTTAGCATTAAATGAAATACCTGAACAATTTGCAACACCAAGAACTAGGGCATTGATTGAAGCGACAGCAACCAATCAGCGCTGGGAAGCATATAAGAATAAAACGTCGATATATGAAGGCATAAGTAAGATACAAGATCCAACAACTGGACAATCAAGCTATAAGTCATTTAGACGCGTATCAAGCAATAGTGATCCCAATTCTTGGATATTTCCAGGAATGACAGAAAAAGATTTAATGGGAAAAGCTTTACAGGAAATAGAAAGTGATGAAGGCAAAATTGTTGGTAATGGAATAAAAGTAGAAATGGCGCAAATGGGTTTTAATCTTTAATAAAATGCTAATAGTACCTGAAATAATTTTTTTAAATACGTTAAAAGCAATTCTAAATATTGTTAGAACTGACTTTAAAAATAATGTAGATGAAACTAAAACAATTATTTATCGTATAGTTAATGGGAGTGGAGCTATTGAAAAGTACGATCTATATACTCAATTGAAGAAGATTATTTGTACAAATTTAGATGACCCGCGTTCACTTGATTTTGCACTCGGGTTTAATCTTGAAAAATGTGCAGTACCACATATTCATATAACACTCCCAAGTGAAAGTTCCGGTCCCAATGGGTTAGGCATTGATCAAGGTTTTAAAGAAGATTGTTTTGATGAAGAATCGCAAACATATAAGCCCATTTATACAAGAAGATTTCAAACTACTTATCAATTCATCATTACATCTGACAATAGCACCGAGGTAATAGCTATATATCATTTTTTAAGAGCATTAGACATTGCTTTAATATCGCACTTCGAACTCTCCCATCTTGAACATATTGTCATCTCAGGCGGAGATGTTAACAACAACTCATCGTTAGTGCCACGAAACATCTTCATGCGAAGCATCTCACTTAGTTTCGCTTATGAGATTAGTGTTGAAGACTTATTCTCAACTGACTATGTGACTAAGCTGATCTTTGACATGCAGCCAAATACGATAGCGGATACCGAGATTGATCAGTCAGATAGCGTTAGTTATTAGTGAGATAAAAAAGTTTTATCTAATGCTTTTTATAGTGCTTTAAAAAATAGTTATTTTTGTATATCTAATCATATTACACCATGGCCACACAGCAAAATTTTGACGGAAAAATAATTGTACTGCCGGGGGTTTACAGTTCAATAAAATCTGGAGTAAAGAATCCTCCTGCAGCTTTATCTTACGGAAATTGCCTAGTGATAGATACAGGAAGTGGAGCAGGCGCTGGAGGCGGAGCTGGAGTTAATGGTACTAACACAAACGGAGCTGATGCAGAATATGAGTTTGATAACCCGAGTGACTTTAAAAACTTTACTGAGAGAGGAATCTGGTATCTCTTAGCTGATCCTCTCTTTACTCCACTAACTGAGAATAACATCAATGCACCTGGAGTTTCTAAGATAACTTACATTAAAGCAGCAGCAACTACTCCAGCAGCAATGAGCTTTGCTGTAGGTGGTGATGCTTCAGATAGTGCTGGCATGATTGGTCATATAAATATCCAAATACGAAGCGAAGGCATAGTTGGTAATGGAGTTAAGAATGGCTTAAATGGAGATCTATCTAAAGGATATGCATTCAAGTTAGTAGCTGGAGTTATGGATGCTACGAAGGTGATCATGAACTTTTATCGTGGCTCATTTAAAGGACTTGATCAGAATGGAAGTCCTATTGGCGGGATAGCAGAAGCAAGTTCAGTAGCTCAACTTTTACTTCAATCACCTGAATTTAATACAACTGCTGCTTTAGTAGCTTGGATGAAGACAAATCCTGACTTTAACTTTTACTTTAGATATGATGTTATTGGTAGTGCACTACCTACTCACGATGTGATAGACGCTACTACCTTAGCTGACTATGTGAACTATACTCTTGCTTCTGGTGGAACAGAGGTATACTCAAACGCAGCACTTCAAACAGTATTTAAAGTAGCTAAGAAGATGAACATTGACTTCATCATCTGTGACAACTATGGAGCTAACTCACAGGCACAGAACAACATAGACATAGTAAATTTTGCGATCAACACTCAGAAGTTTAAGCCTCAGGTCTACATCGCTTCAGGTACACTAGCCGTTGACCTTACAACATCACTTGCAGATGCTGCGTATTATAACTCACAGCAGGTCACTATTGTCCATGGAGGAGCAAAGATCAACAAGAGCAACAACCAAGGCTTTAATGTATATGACTCTTACTACACAATGGCAAATGATTGTGGTAGAGAGGCAGGTCTTGCTCCACAGATTCCACTAACATTTAAGAACATCTCAGTAGATGGTCTTACTCACACAATGAATGACACAGAACAGACAAAAGCTCTTAATGGAGGTCTGTTAGTCATCATTTCTGACGATGGAAACTTTGAGTTTCTCAAAGGAGTTAACTCACTACAGGCAAACACTTACCTGTTAAATGATGATGGCACAACTCACTCTAAGCAGTTTTATCGCATAGCACACCAGATCAACAAGACACTGATCATTGATGCTAAGAAAGAGATCTTAAAGAACCCTGATGGCACAAATAGAAACACTCTCTCTGAGACTGACATGCAGCAATGGACTAAGAAGAAGCTGCAGCAGCTACAGGCAGAGCCTACGAAGGATAACCTGATCTTAAGCTTTCAGGATGTGTTAGTGACAAGGCAGGCAGATGCATATTTCATCTCATACAAATTCGTTGCAAACACTGAGATAAGCTTTTTGTTCTTCACAGGCACAGCGATAGATATTAATTAATAAAAAAATAACATGGCACAGATAGACAAATTTACCTTGACTGGAGCTTTAGCTATTATAAAGTCAAATGGAATAGTTGTGGGAAAAATGCGGGACATTAGGATCAATGAGACATATCGCAGGGTAGAAGTTTCTAAGGGATTAGGATCTATCTTTGATGACGAATTTGCCCTTGTGAAATTTAATGGTTCTGTTTCATGTTCTTTCATGGAGATCAGCTTTGGAAAGTCAGGTCTTACGGATGCTTTAAAGAGAAACATCTTTGGAGCAGCAAGTATCTTCTCTCAGATTGCTAGTGGAAATAACGCAGTTAACTTTGAAGACCAGGCGGTTTTAGATTCCGTAGGACTTTCTTTAGACATCTACAAGAAAGTTCAAGGAACTATTGTCAATGGAATTATCTCTCCGGACGCTCCGGTTTATGCTACGTTGAGTGGAATGTTTATTGAAAGTGACTCAGTAAATATTTCGGAGAGTAACATAGCAGGTCGCGATCAATCTTTTAAATATCTTAACCCAGTAGTGTTACTATAAGTAAAAACAAAATATAAAAAATTTGAGCATCGCCTTCTTAGCAATAAGAAGATAAAGGGCTTCCAAAAGTGGAGGCCTTTTTATTTATAAACAATTAGTATCTAAGATAAAATTTTATTACTTTTATAAAAACTAAAAACATGGAAAATCAAGAAACAAAAGCTGAACCTAAAAAAATGCCTGATCGTAAGAAGACGTTTAAGATCAAGGATAATAGTTATGATTGTGAGTTCTTCAATACAGGTCAACTTCTCGAAGTTGAGTTGTTAAAAACTCAATTATCTAGAGGGCAGTATAATGAGTTATCAAATGCAGGAACAGTAAGTAGCAACTACTCTAGATTTATGGTAGACTGTATAGCAACGCTAACTGTATTGATTCCAAGCTTAAAAAAAGATATGAATGTGAAAACTATCTCTGAACTAAAAGTTGAAGATAGCAAGTATCTATTGCAGATCTATTTGAAAGAGATATTTCCATGGGTTCAATCGTGGATGGACTTCTTAAATTCAGATGATGAGCAAGTTGAAGCACCAAAAGATGAAAAGTAAATGTCACCTGATGAGCTACTTATCTGGTTTAATAATCAATTTCCACTAGATAGACAGTGGAGGAAGAAACACAACATAGCATTTGGAAGCAAGCAACACAGAGAGACATCGCAGATTGATATTTTTTTAGACATTAGAGAAGACAAACTTTATGAGCTACATAGCAAACAATATCTTAAAGAGAAAGAAAACTTAGAAAAGTATAATAAGACTGGAGAATGGCTTAAAGCAAGCGAACT